AACCTTCACCAGAAATAAGACCACCAATAAATGTCTTAGATGTATTTCCTTGAACTGTAGTTTCTAAAGTATCTTTTGAAACTGATAATGACCATGATCTTGTTCCAGCAATTTCGGCTTCAGTACCAGCCGCATTATGAAACATGATCTTGCCTACATCACCTCTAATAGCTGCCATGACATAAAAAAGAAAGATTTACAAATATATTAACTCTTTTCGGAAGTTTTTACATCTTTTTTAGTTTTTTGTTGACTCTGCATATATCTCTTACAATTAGGATCCCAATATTGTGGATCTCTTACACCTTTTACAGCTTCTATAGCGTCAAGCATTTCTTCTGTAATCTCAAGCTTTGGCATGATTAAAGATCCTCATAAATTGTGAATGTTATTCTGATTTGAGTTTGAAACTTACCTTCTGGACTAGAGTTAAGTATTTCGGGTCCAATAGGTGCATCAAAAATAACACTTGATACGATAATTCTATTGTATAAGTCTCTAAGTCTTTTGCAAATTGTTAAGTTTGAGCCAGCTCCTAGACCTTCTTCTGTGAATACGTTTAATAAAACTAATCCACTTATCAAGTTATCAGAATCAGTTGTACCACCTTGCGTTAAATATGTATTTGCACCAAAGCTTGTAATGCACTGTACAAAAGTATCTTCTGTAGTGCTATCGAATGCCATGTTATTAAAAACAACTGGTATTGACGGACTTGAGGCTAGTTCTGTTGCAAGTCTTGCCTCAATAGCAGATCTAACTGTATTCAAATCTGTAGCAGCCATCAAATCTTGCCTTTAATTTTATTGTATTCGCCTATAGCCCAAGTTTGTAATTCTTTTGCTATTAACTCAGGATATCCAGCTTGTGTATTCTGCCTAGTCCTATAAACATTCCCCCAAGATGGTGGTAAATTTTCACCAAAACAAACAGGCTCCGCATAAGGTAAATTATTTGATACAGTACCGCTAAATTTTTTTATTTGTGTTTGCCAAGCATTTCTAAGAGAACCTCCAACACCTTTTTCTTTCTCTTTAGGTTCAAATACAGGTGTTTCTTTTTTTACTCTTGCTGTCCACTCTAAAGTTGTTGCCTGTACTAAAATTTCTACAGATTCCTCCATTACCTTTGGAATTTGCAAAATAGAAATTTGTCTAGCCATATTACCTCAAGATTAGATCAAAACTAACTGGTGTATTATTCTGTTCATTCACAATAACCTGAATAATTTTAAATTCTACGCTACTTATTACCACTCTATCCTTGGTTGTTGGTGCAAATGTAAGATCACCAGCAGATATTGTCAGTAACTTATCCTGAGATTCAATTAAATCGTTTACCTGATTCTTTGAAACATTACTTAATGCACCTTTGATAGTTGTGTCAGATAATGATTCGGTTATAGCTCCTGTTGTTGTGTTATAACTTCCAGCAGTTACTTGCCTGATAGTTACATCACCGCCAAGTTTTTTTAATGAAGCACTAGCCGCTTTCTTTAGTGCGTTAGCAAGACTCATAATCTATAAGCTATAACTTGACCACTAGCAAGCGTAATACTTGTAATTACACCACAAACTTCAGTCGAAGCTTTCATTTCGATGCCATTAATCGTTGCAGATCCATTTTCTGTTATGTTTTCAGCTACAAAAGTAGCTTCTGAATCTTTTAAAGCATGAACCTTACCAAATCTGCCTGTATGAGTTGCAGTATTAGTAATGATTATTGCTGCTGGGTAATCGTAGCCGTACATTTAAGACCTCTTGATTGATAAGTTTGCTCTTCCGCCTATTCTAATGCCCATCAGGTAATGATCAACTATTGGCGGAATACGATCAATTCCTACAGCCCCAAAAAATCTAGGAGTTACATTTAAACTTCCAATACTTACATTTGCAAAATCTTCCAGCCCACTAAGTTCTAAACCATTTCTATTATTATTCAAATAAACTGCCAAAATTACTTGTGCTTTTTTAACGCGATCAGGTATTTCAGTATCGGTGTAATAATCAGCGACTAATCTATTAGGAAAACTCAAGCCATAAAGGTTTGTGTAAGTGTCAGGTTTCCTTACTCCTGATCTCGGCCACTCAAGAGCCTGTGTATCAGCTACTCTTGCCCCCAAAAATTTTTCTCTATCTATTCTTTGGGCTGCGGTAAAAAGCGCACGATTTTTATTATCAGTCGTTGAATTATCCCAAGCGGCATTGTCATCACTTAGAACAAATCCTTCAATGATAGCGTTTGCATCATCGAGGGTTATATATGTATTGGCATTAGCACCGCCAACAGTAGCATCAAGAGTGATCGCCATTTATTTTTTCTTGTTTTGGCTTACGTTTTGGTTTCGGCTTTTCAAGAGTTTGAGCTAGTGAAGCTGCTTTTTGGGCAGCCTCATTTTGCTCTCTCATACGCCTAAATGCGTACATTGCCATTAGCTTGAAGCACCTTTTAGTGCAACGAAATTAATAACAATAGCTTCTCCTAAGTTTCCAGCAGAAACATTAGAAACTGTAATTTTAAAACTACCTGAACCAATTTCACTAGCATTAACTAGATATGATCCAGCTGTTCCACCACTTCCATGACAAGCCACAACAACATCTGTAGAAGAAACTTTGCTATTTGTTACAGCAAAAGTAACTTCAACTCCAGCGTTTAGAGTTGCGTCATTCATTGTGATCTGCCCACTCTCAGTATTGAGAGTTACACCAGTAGCTTTTGAACTAGCCTGAGTTACAGTACCGCCTGTAGTTGGTCCAATTAAGGAACCAGCAGTTACGTCAAATAATGAAGGCATAATTAATCCTGATTAGATACGTTAGTTGCTCTAACAATACCGATATTCTTAGTTTCATAGACTTTCGACCAAGAGCCTACTGTTTCAAGTGTTGATCTGTTTGGGTTCACAGTAGAAACTGCATATTTAAGACCAACAGGGTGATAGATGTAATGCAGATCGACTGCCATTGCTTCTTCAAGCGCAAGAATATCTCTATCTGTCTGAGTTCTGATTGGTGCTTGCTCGCCAGTTACTACAGCCCCTTGAGTAAAGAAGAAAGTAGAATATTCTGTTGATGAACCAGAACCAGTTGTAGGAATATCATCTGACACAATCACTCTTAAGCCCATGAATGAACCGAATGAAGGGTTGTCAAATGCTCTTGTTGTGCTACCTGAGGCAGCGTTAGTGTCAGCATTACCGCCATCGTCATAGATTCTGTCTATAACATTTCTTTCTAACAAGTCGTAGTACACGTTTGAGTGAACTGCCATTGCTGAAAGTTTTTCACCTTGATCACCAAGTAAAGCTTTAGCTCTTGCAACGTGGCGAGGACTTAAAACTGTAGGTGAGTCACTTGATTCAGAGTCAATAGTTAATCCAAATAAAGCTGAATTACTATCGTTTGCATTGATAGAACCAAAAGCACCAGTTAAGCAAGAATATAAATCTTTTTGTTTCTGGTTGTTTACATATGCCGCCATTTTCTGAGCAATAGCAGCCATTGGATCAGTACCGCCACCTACTGCAAGTGCAGCTAAGTCTCTGCTACTGAAAGCACGACCTCTATGTAATACAGCTGCAATTTGGTTATCGGCTGTAATCTTTGCTGGTGTTAATGATGTTGAATCTGTTAATACTTCAAAATCGCCAGATAAATTAGCTTTATAAAATGGAATCTTTACAAAATCCCCACCTCTTTCTGAGGATAGATTTAATTCTGCCAAAGGTTGCACCACCCCACTCTGTAAAAAGCTATCTGTCTGTGTAGTA